CTATTATCGAAATTTATATCTTTCAAAGCCCCGATACCGTCCGTGAAACTGATTGTAAAATCGTACGGGAAATATTGATCTGCCTTGCGTATCTTGTCCTGTAATAGTTTGCCTGTCCATTGTAGTACGCTTGTTTTGTATATCCGGACAAAAAACCGTCCCTCGGTAGCATTCGATATATCGGTGATAAAACTTTCAAATCCGGCATCCTCTACAAGACAATATACGGTACATTCGCTTGCAAAAATAGGGTCGTATCGATCCTTGTCGGCCATGTATTTCAGCGCAAATCCCGGCGGGGCTGTATTGAATAAATTTACAGAGCTACTGTAGGTGCTGTCATAAATATCGATCTGAAACGCGATCCCGTCTATTGAATTAAACGTATTTCTATACCTGACACCCATAATATCTAAAAACCGCGTGTTCTTATTCGTTGCTCATTCGCACGTTCGCTACTTATTAATATATCCTCGCCGCGTAATTCACCGTAAACCACAATATGCTGATTGCCGAAGCCCAGATAATCCCTTAATTTGGAAAGCGGGGAAATGACTTCCGGGTCGTATCGTGCGTTCGGGTTATCTCCTACCAATGCCATCTGTGGTGCATATGCCAGCCCTCCCTGAGCCAGAGCCGGCAATGGCTGCGAAGCAATTAAAGCAATTTGCGCAGCCGCCAAAGCTCCTACGATAATTGCCAAGACTACTCCGATATATGGTACTGTCAGGGCTGCGGTTACCGCCAAAGCACCGTTAATGATAGCCTGAATAATCGCCGCTGCTTTTTGATCTTTTGCCGCTTCACGTGCAAGTTCCTTGCGTTTCTTCTCGGCTTCTTTGTCCAGCTTTGCGAGTGCCTTGTTTTTTTGTTCCTCACTCATTGTAGAGCCGCGTATCCTTTCACGTTCCCGGTCGTAGTAGGCCTCCATTTCGTCCATGCGCCGCTGATTGCTCGCAGTTATTATCTCGCTTATCAGAGCCATTGCTGATGACATTGCTTCAAGGACTAATGCCGCTGCCGATTTCCAGCCGTCTTTGAATCCTTCCGCCGCCGCGATTACTACATTAGTTATTTTCCCAAACGTATCTTTTATTCGTGTATATATCCCTCCAACGGAATCTGCAATGGCATCGAACGCTTCGCGCATCTTATTAGCAGCAATAACGGTCGCATTTACATCCAACGCGCCCGGTTGTGCAATAGTGCCTGGTTTAGTAATCCCTCGGTCTTCTACTAACCCGGTCTGACCGCCAACGCCCGTAAATCCGGTAAACGGCTTTGAAACCATCGTAAGCATATCTCCGGCCGTTGATACCAATGGTTCTATCAACCTTCCGAGAAAATCAAATTTTTTGCCTACATCATCAAGGTTCTTTTTCGTTTTTTCCAATTCATTGTTAATTCCTACAATTCCAGACAAGGCACTCGGAGGAGGAGTGAAGGCGGTTTTTGCGGCTTCCTTCATATCTTGCGCGAGTACATTTATTAATGCTATTTGTAGCCTGTAATGCTCCATCCCCGCCGTATCGTTAGCGAGTTTTGCCTTATTCCATAAATCCTCATATGCCTTTCCTTGTTTTCTAAGGCCGTCCAATATGGCTTTACGTCCTTCTTTGTCTGCTTTTACATATTCTTCAATATCTTTTTTAGCTTGCACCTCCCGCTTGCTTTGTTGCTCCATCGCTTTATTTGCAGCAAGCATATTTTGAGTGTCGATATACGACAGTAATTTTACAGTCGCAAAAGCAATACCGGCAGCAAGGGCAATCCAAGGGTTAGCGGCCAGAACCGTCCATAAACTTTTTACCAGCGGCAAAAGCAATGTAATACCGGATGAAACGGCAGCCAGCACGGCCGGTATTTTGCCTACAACTAAAAGTAACGGCCCCAGCGCTGCAACGGCTAACCCGATTCCTGCCACCCACTTCCGCTGCGTCTCGCTGAGACCGTCAAGCCATTCGGCAAAAGACCGCAATAGTTTTACGATCGGAGTAATTGCTTCGACAATGATTTTTCCAAAACTTTCACTAAGATCGAGTAGTTGATTTTTTAATTGCTCCAACGGGCCTAACCCGCGCTTTGCTTGTTCTTTTGCAATTTCAAATCCATCGGCAAAGGCCTTGTTTGCAACGGCCGCTTTTTCCGTTTCTGTTTTAGCTGCACGAATAGCGGGAATTGTTCGGCCGAGCATCGTGTATATTCCGTTCTGCGACTGCACCACCATTTTCATCGCGCTATTCAAATCTACGCCGAACGCCTTACTTAGCCCGATAGCATCTTGCGTCGCCTTTTTTGCATCCACCGCCTGCATCGATTCAGCAAGTTGCAGAAGCCCAATGGCAGCACCATCGTCTACAGTAGTAACTTGCTGCATTTGAACGGCAAAGGCCTGATAATCTGCCATGACCGCCTTTACATCTTTGCCGTTCGCCCGTAATTGTGATTCAAGTCCGGCCAGCGCTTTCTCGGCTTCACCGAAATTTTTTACCGCCACGAATCCAAGTCCGGCAATCGGCAGCGTCAATGATTTTGTAAGTTCTTCCCCGATGCGCGATACCCGTTTGCTGAATACGGTCATCTCCCGCTCTGCCTTTTTTAAGGAAGTCAGTAGCTCGTCTATCTGCCCGACTATTTTTACTTTTAACGAAGCCATTCTATTTAATTATATAGCGATTTGATACGTTCCATTTCCTCAAGTGTTATCGGCGTTTCTTCTGTCTTTTTCTCGCGCTCCCACTCGAACGTTATCAGGTCTTGTGGAGTTATTGTTTTTGAAGTTTGCGTATTAATCAAAAGGCAGGTTTGCCAACGCACGCGCTCCCATTCCTGCCTTTCTCTTAATTGATCACGTTCAAAGAACCCGGCCATCTTATGGCCAAACTCAAACGGAGTGCAATCCCAAAACTCATCAGGGGTCATGCCCATCGTTCCAAGTCCTATTTCCAGAAGCCATGCCCATGTTATCGGCTTTTCCGGTTCTGAATTTTCACCGGTTTTTTTTTATTGTCCGGTTTTGCCTCCCCTTGTGATTCTACAAAAAAAGCCGTTATGTCGGTCAGTACGTTTGGATTTTCGTCAAACCAATCGCCGACGTCTTCTTTTGTATAATCAAACGGTTCGCCCGTCTTTCGCGCACCTTCACGCAAGGCGCAAAAGACTAACAAGAGCAGTTGCTCTACCGTAAGCACCTCGCCGGCGCTTAGGTTTATCAAGGACTTTCCTGACAGCCGTTCAAATTCGGCATAGGTATTAAAGCCGAATTTCACAGGACGGGGTTTATCTCCGATTTCAAAGTGTCGTATCATTGAATTTATGGTGTTGATCCCTGAATTGAAAGTGCACCCGTCCCCTTAAACGATCCCGAATAGGTTACATTTGCCTCGTTTCCTGCGTCGGTCGATACCGACGTTAGATACCCGCTGCCCTGCATATAGTAGTCCGATGCATTTGCTGTCTTAAATTTCAAAGACACAGAGGTACGGTTTATGATCAGGTTCAAAAGATAGGCCAAGTTGTATGCCGTATCCAATGCCACCAGCCCGCTTACCTCCATTGTCCAGCTTCGGATCGCCGGAAGCGATGTTTCCCATCCGGATGTGTCTTTGTTAGACGTATCGCGTGTATTCATTGTCAGGGTCAGCTTGCAGGATTGCGAATAAGCAATTTTGTTCGACCCGTCATAAACGCATAAGTCCGTTCCGTTCAGTATTCCCGCAGTTGCCGGCATAACACATCGTTTTTAGATTATACTTAAAAAAACATACCATCTTACGTATGCGTTGCCTGGGTCAAAGCAGCCGTACCTTCAAATGACGCAGAAAAAGAAGTGCTTTCCTCATTCGAGGCGTCAATATCTACACTTTTGATATACCCCTGGCCGTGCCAATACTTATTACCCGATGTTCCGGTCATAAATTTAACATGGACCTGTGTCCGGTTAATAACCAGGTTAGTTAGTTCGTCAAGTGTATAGCCGCTCGCGTCGAACGCTACAAGGCCATCGACCGAGACGTTCCAGCTTTTTGCCCCTTCGGCGTTGGTTTTCCAACCGGAATCGTCCTTGGTAAACGTATCCCTCACGTCGTGCGACAGGGTAAGTTTACAGGATTTTGACGCCGCGATAGCTTCCCCGTTAACATAAACGAGAAAATTCTTTCCATTGATTACAGTTGCCATAGCTCTTATGTGTTATTGATTCGTATATTATATTCCTGGATTTTTATATATTTCATTAGCTCTTCATCATAGTCATCTGATTCATTTACATAGGTAATCGAGTTGACTGTAACGCCACCCGACGTTCCCGCATAACCGTCCAATATCGTGCGTATTGAATTTGCCCTTGTTGCCGCGCCGCCGATCGTATCCTCATAAACCATAAGTAGGACGGTAACAGTATCGGCCATCGAGGTCGTCTGTTTTGTATCATCAGGATCGATGGAGAGAATCGAGTAAATAAGGTAAGGCGTTTGGGTATTTTGCGGAGCAATCAACGGGTGTGTCGCCACTGTCGAATTTAACAGCGCGTATAAAACCTTCCCGATATTGCTTGCATTGTAACTCATTTCCGCTTGTCTATTTCTGCCTGTAAATTACCCTCTAACTCACGATAAATCGTATTTTCGATTTGCGCCCGCATTGAATCCCATGCCTGATCCACGAACGGTTTTGGATGTTTGATTTTTTTTGTACCAAACATCGGGAAATGTGCATACCATGGGTCCCATCCACCAACCTTAAACCGCGGACCAACCCATACGGTCGGATACCGGCTGCCACGTTTACTAAGTACCGTACCGATGCTTGCACGCAGATAGCCCGGAGGATGACGCCGCGAGGCATACTGTTTACTTACCGCGCCGGAGCGTGAAACAGGCGCAATTTGTTTCATCTTTTTTTCCAACGGCCGGACTGCACGATGAAAAACCCGCCGGACAACGGTACTCTGAACCCGATCTGAAAGCATTGAAAATTTTTGCTTAATCGCCCTTAAGTCGCTCATATCAGGTTCAATCTTTATCATATCAGTATTGCCTTTCGGTTGTTATCTCCAGGAATCGCTTTCGCCCGATTTCTTCTATTAATACAATATGGTGCATCGTGCCGTCGTGCTTCAGTTTCATTTTTTCGGTCAACCCGCTCCGGTATCGGATCGTAAATTTTACACGGGCCGTTGCCGTTGTTTTATTTCCCTCTACCGCCTCGTCCCCGCCGATCGGTTCTACAGCTGCCCAGACGGTAGCGGAAAGCGTATCAGTATCAACTCGCTGCCCGTAGGTATCCGTCGCCGTCGTTTGCGTATAGATTTCAACTCTTCTGTCCATCGATCCGATCATCCTGCACTAAAATGTAAATAGACGATATGGATACATAAGATATTCAGCGCCGTTCGGCAGGGAATTTACCTGCCTACCTACTACAATATCCTCTCGGTTTTCGTATAAATGCCCGACAATCAAAAGTATTGCCGATCGTAGCGCGGCAGGCACAAGGGCCGCGCTGGCATAACCACATATAAACCGGACTTTCACATCGTTCGTAAACCCGCGAACCGAAGGCCATGTATATCCGGAGGCCTGCAATATTTTATTCGGCTCGAAGGCCTGATCCAGCGTATAATACGCGGCCGAAAGGGTTTGCTCTACACCGTTCTGATCGATATATTTAACCGACGTGATCGACTGTACCGGAGTTTTTTCGAGTGCGTATTCGCTTTCTGTAAAAGAATCGATCTGTAGTTCCCATGTTTGCGACATCAAGGCGCGTCGCGTGAATTGCTCTACGATCTCGCGGGCCGACTGAATCAATGCACCGATCAATGTATCGTCCGTCGATACTTCAACCTTCAGATGGTTTTTCGTGTCGGTTAACGATACCGGCTCTGCAATCGGTGCGGTGATTAATTTGTAGGGCATCGCTATTTCTTTTTCCCTTTCTTTTCCTTCGCCGGATTTCTTTCCTGCACGGCCTTTTCAGTTAGTTTATCAGATACGGCCTTTTCAATCTTAGCGGTTCGTTTCCGTTCTTCTTTTTTTATTACTGCCGCTTCGTTGCCCGCTTCAGGGATTACATATTCACCGTATCCGTTTTTTACCCAATGTTCTGCCTCGTGATCTGGCAGGTCGATCATCTGTCCTTTACGGACAAGTATTTTACCGCTTAAACTAACTTTTGATCTGATTTTCATTTTTTCCTTTTTTAAGTTTTCAGGAATCCGGAGGGGAGCGATCCCCTCCTTCATCCTACACCAAAAACCTGAGTAACAGAAAAAGAGGGCAATCGTTTAGGTCGTGCCGCAGGCCAGGTATTTGATCGGGTTCGTGCCGGCATTCAGCATATGCGAGCTTGCACGCTGGAAGCCGATATATCCGATCGAAAGGTTAGCGGCGTAAAGCTCATCAAGGCGGATCAGGATAAAATCTGTAACCCAGCGAATGACAAACTTTTTGAAATCCCCAAACAGCATGATCTTGTTGCCGCTTCCAAGTCCGCTCATCTCGTCATTGATGATGTAGCGATAACCGTCAATCGTATCCGGCGTACCATCGCGCATTGAAGGCTGCCAGAGCGGGCGTGCATCCGATGTTCCGACTTCCAGAAGTTTGATCGCCTTCAGAATCGAATCAGCCATCATCAGCGTGCCGTTTTTGCGATATTCAGCATTGACGGAATGAATCAGCCCGATAATGTTTTCGCGCGTCAGGCCGGCAATAAGCGACACGATCGAAGAATTGACCGCACCGGTTACACATCCCTGCGGCTGGCTCGATCCGGTTCCGGTCGTAAAATACTGATTCAGAATTCTTCCGATCCGCTCCGCAAGCAGTTCGCTTACCACTTGTTCGATCGGAAGAGCCGAATCCTGTAATAGCTGCCGCGATACCGTTACGACTTTTGAATCGAAAAAGTACGCCTTCAAAGTAGTCTGCCCGAAGGTAATGTCTTGTGCATTGAAATTCGATCCTTCTCCAAGCAACTCGCCTTTATTAGACGTATCGTTGACCATCGGCCAAGGGATGTCGTTTCCGGTCGTGGTGCGGATTACGCGCGTGAAATCCCACATTGAAACATAAAACAGAAGGGCTTTTTCAAGTTCGGCCTGAAATCCGGTCGGAACAAGATACCCACCCAGGCTGCCCGTGCCGGTAATCTGCGTGCTACGCGCTTCCAGCACCGCGCGATGCTTCGGCTCCATCCCTTCGCGGCCCTTCAGGATATACGAACGGAAGGCGATGTCTTCTTCTTTTTTTCTCTTTTCCGGATCGCTGCCTGTTTCGATTGCTTCCTGATCCATCCGTTCACTCATCTCCTGGTTCAGGTCTTCCTGCCGGCGAAGCTGATCGGCTTCTTTTTTCAGTTCACCCTGCTCCGCGTCCAAGTCTTCCCACCGCTTTTGTTCTTCCGCGGTCAGTTTGCGGTTTTCCGTTTTGGCCTTGTCCAGAATGTCATTCATTTCCTTCACCAGGCCACCACGCTTCTCCAATTTGTCTTTAATTGTTTTCATGTTAATTTGCGTTGTGTTTATATTTAGA